GACGCACCGTGTCGCGAGTGTTATACGTGACAGTATCAGTGGTATTTTTGGTGGTTGCATGTTCACCAAACCACTGGAAGTTACTGTCGTAACCCGTGCGGATCTGCTCAACAATGTTCTCTTTACCGCCGCCCCAAGGCTTCTTTTTAGAAGTCAAGGCTTTGAGCAAAGGACGTTCCTGAGCTACCTGATCGATAGGTTTGTTTTTCAGATAATTCTGAAGAGCTACATAACCCAGCTGGGTAATATCATTACTGTTTAGGGCTGTATTCGTAGCCATTATTGATATTCCTCAAAAGGTTGTTAGGTAGTACCGAAACAGGGTTGCCGCACGAATGCATTGTCTTGTGCTACTGAGTGAGCGTGGCTCAGCAATTACGCCCTTTTACCTGTTATGTAATTGATCAAGATGGTACTGTAAGAATTCTGGCGTTATTTCAGCCTGCTTCAAATCAGCACTATCAACGTTGCCACTACTTGAGCTGCTGGGAGCTAGGGGCCCAGAACTTTTACTAGCGTTAGTTCTTTTTGAGGCAAGCGACATTCCTCTAGAAAGAACTTCATATTCGTTTTTAAGAAGAGGTAGCCAATTATTCGGGTTTACACCAGAGTTAGCTATCTTTTCGCCGATGTCCAACATTATATCACGTTTTGAGTCAAAGTCAGCATCTGATGTTTTTACAGACTCTTCCCAAGCTTTTATGTCGTTGTAAGCCTTTTCTTGCTCCTGGGAAAAAGCTTGCTGCTGCTGATAGTTTTCCTCAGTTTGTCTACTAAACTCTTGCTTTGACTGGTTTATCGAGTTATCACTAACGCGCTGATGAGCTAGCTTATTAGCCCACTCTTCTGACATTTCAAGATTTTCTACAGCTCCAGATAAATCCTCAAAGTCGTTGTAAGAAGATTTTTCATTATTGCCTTTGTCTGATACACCCAGTCTTTCTGCTATAATGTTTGAAAATTCGTCAATCTTGCTTAGAGCTGATCTAGCCTGGTCCCAATCCCCGGAGTTTAGACTTTTAAATACATCAAGGGCAAAATTTAATTGATCTGGCTGTGTTCCAGAGCTTAAGACGTGAGATGCAACAGCTTCTGAGGGCTCGAGCTGTGATATTCTATCTTCCAGTTCTTTAGATCTAGAAACTAAATCTTTAAACCTTTCTTGAGCTTTTGGCTTTAGGTTATTAAGTATTTCTTCGTCACTTAATTCTACCTCTGCAGTTTCTTCCTGCTTTTCCTCCGCCTTAACCTCAGCCTCAGGCTCTTCGGGGCTTTTTTCATCTGGCTCGTCTTTTACTTCAGCTTTAGGCTCTTCTTCAGCTTTTTGCTCGTCTTGAGCCTCGTCAAAAGTAGGTGTATTTAAATCTAATTCGTCTTCTTCTACTCCATCACCTTCTTTCTGCATTTGATCAAAAGCTTCGGATAGAACATCTTTTGTAGATTCAAATAGTTGCTCGTTGCTTAACTCTGGCTCTGCCATGATTTCTCCCTTAACTGTTTATGTCTTCTGGGTTACGATACTGATTCCTTGATCTTTGGTTAACCCTGTTTGCCGGAGCGTTCTCCTGTCTAACAAACTCAGGATTAGCTCTACCTCCCGGCCTTTGAGCCGGTTGACCACCATACATATTTTGACCAGTTCCCATAGATTCCTGCATCTGCTGGTTTTTTTGAGCATACTGCATTATATCCTGAGGTATTGGAGGAATAAACTTAGCCACGTCTATTCTCTCGTCGAACCGCTTAAAAGTCTCTTTTACAAGATTTATAAACGGATTGAATTCATCAGGAATTCCTGACATGCGCATAGATTGTATAGCGTCAATGTTCTGCATGATTATAGGCATTAACTCTATCCAGCGCATTTGCTCAGTGTTTTTATCTGGCAATCCGGTACTTCCAGCTTTTATTTCGATAAAGGTTCTATCGTATAGAGTCTGTTTATCGAGTTGTGGCCAGAAAGCGTTTTGCCCAGCTTCTTGAATAACCATTTCTGGAGACATTTCTTGAAGCAATATTTCAGCAGAAAACGTTGCAACATCTTTTAACCACTCTTCTAAAAGATCTACTTTTTCGCCGACCCTGGTAGATAAACCTTCTTGAAGTATATTAGCTTCTGTCGCTGTCTTAGACCTAGATACGGATCCTCTAGCCGCGTCACCCAGCCCGCTGATCCACTCAATGTCTGACCGTATAGAAGACGTATCATATATCATCGGGTTAAAGGTTGGAACAGTAGCTGGCTGAAACACTGTATTAACACCTGCTCCAGAGGCGTTGATAAGAGCGATATCACCTATAGTCGAATTAGAGAATGTTTCAATATCCTCGTAGTTAATTCTACTAGAATCAGCCACATAAAATGGAGCAGATAAGTCTCTGTGCTTAGCTGCCTGGGTGCGTACAGTCATATACTCATCTTGAAGGTTTTCAAGAAGATCTACATCTGATATAGGCCACTCCTCGCCGTCAACCCAGTTAAGGCCAAGGATAAAGAATGGGAACCAGCAATCGCCCATTTTAGAGGGATGGAATGGCGTCTTAACATAGGAGTCGCCACCCTCTGCCCAGGTGTATACTGTCTGAGTTATCTTGTCCCAGTATTCCCAAATTGCTATAGCAACCGAAACATCTTCTCCTTCACCAACATTTGTATCTTTTGTTAAACGCTGAGGAATACCATTTTGGTTTCTTCGATAAGTAGTAAACTTTTCAATATCATCTTTAGATAGCTGGAACCTAGCCATAACTTCTTTAGGAGTCATCCAAGTCCTGTTGGCCATCCACCTTGCCTGCTTATAATCAGAAATGCAGTCTAAAGACGTGTCCATCCTAAAATCTTCTGGACGAACATAGCCTAGGTTTAAACCCTCGCGACGCATTACGTTAACATTCTGCTGCAAGCTCTCTACAATCATGTTCTGTTCTTGAACCAGAGAGTCTTTATCTTGCTCGTCAACGGTGTCTTCTTTTCTTATAGTATCGATAAGAGATGCTAAAGTATCTTGAGCATCATCTAACTGTCTACTAACTAGAGGATCTTGTATGTAATCCCTCTGGTAAGTAACCTTGACAATTCCTATCTTACTAACCATGCAAGATCTTAGAACCTGCTTAGACACCTTTTTTAATTCAGCTTTTTGAAGACAAGCATTCAATACTATCTGTAGAGTATTAGCAAATAAGTCTGCTGTCCTGTATTCGTAACCTGAAGGATCAACGTGTTCGTTTGGTTTTACCTGTATTTCAGGGTTTTTTGCATATACTAGAGGAAGTATATTTTGAAGAGTTGCATGGATAATATTACCCTTTACAATCCTGCCGGCTTCCTGATCAGCCTGGCCTGCCGTTACTGTTTGAGACCTCCAGGTGGTTTTGCCTAAAGCATATCTCCTGCTGTGCTCAATCTCCCTATAACGTCTTTTCCATTTTCTATAAGAAAGCGCTATGTTATTCTGGAATTCTCTAATTAAACCTTTCGAGCTTGTAGAAAGCTCGGGGGCTATGGTAGAGCTTGCGGCAGAAATTTCCAGGTCAGCCATTTTCGTAATCCTCGTAAAGTTCGTCTAACCTATCTAACCACTCTAGAGTAAATGGATTAGGGTCAGTTTTCTTTGGTTTAGGTTTTTGAGATTTCGCTCGTTTCTGCATTAAGCCATACCTTGTAGCGTCAAACAAATGATCTTCTGCTTTAGTGTCTATGTCTTCTATCTTTTTTGGATCTGCAGGGAGCGATGGCACTGTTCTTAACCAGTGCTTACAATTTGCAAAAACCTTGAAAGATCCCGTGTTTAGTCTGTCAATAAACTCGTTAAGGCCCTGGACTCTAGATCCTGGACCTTTAGCGCTTGGTTCCCAGAAAACACCGTAGTCATTAAACACATCCGCAACAGACTTGTGCCTGCCGTCTCTCATAAATATAGCTGAATCTGCTATGTTACTTCTAAATTTTACACCTACTTTTTTCTCTTTTTCTTCTGCCTCTAATATATCTTCTGCTATGTGCTCTATAGGGCTTTCAGAGCCTACGTTAGGTCTATCAGCCCAATATCTTTCTCTGTATAGATACACACACCCATCGTAATCCTGAGCAAACCATACACACCCCGCAGGGGATTTATACCCGTGATCATAAGCTTTCCATCTGCGCCACTCTAATGGTATATCAAATGGCGCTACCACATGATCTACAGGATTCCATATTGATTCAAAAAATGCTCCAGGAGCTATATTCCAGTCGCCATCAAGCCAGGCCTTTACTAACCATTCTGGCCCGGAAGCTTTGATCCTGTCTATGTATCCAGGGTCATTGTCCATCAAAGGTTTGTTGTCTGTTATCTTTGACGGTATAAAAAGCTTTCCTTTTTCCTGCTTATCTATGTACCTCTCTTTTACCCAACCGTGACCTGGGCCACCCGGGTTTGCGCTAGCCCGAAACAGCGTGGGCACACCAGCCGCAGATCTCATTGTAGCCTGCAGCAAATCTATAGGCTCTGGAGAAGGCCAGTTTCCAAGCTCGTCAAAACCAAGAAACGTCACAGAAAAGCCTTGCAGCTTCATGGCATCGTTATCTTCATCCAGATGCTTTAACTGCAGGGTCGACCCTTTAGGGCTTACCCACTTTCTTTCCCCTACTTTCCACTCCCAACCTTCTTTGACAAAAACGCTTTGTCCTAACTTAACCAGTTCCCCTGTTTCCGGGTAAGTTCTACGGAATAATAGCCCGTGAGCATCTGACCCGTAGAGCTCTGCATGTCTCCTGAAAGCCAGCAACATTCCAACAGATTTCGATCCTCCTCGGGCACCTCCGAAGAGAATGTGAGGATGCTCACTATACACGAACTCTCGTTGCGGTCCCTCAAGAGCAATCCATTTGTCTTTCCCATACTCTACTCTCCTTTCAAGCTCTGTAGCAAGGATAGCACGTATCTCTTCCCTGGGATAACTATGTACAAGAGTGTATGCTAAACTCATGCCACATATTTTACCATGGCAACTTCAGACGCCGGTATAGTAAATAAATTGTTTTCAACTATTGCAGCATACTGGGCCGACG